TTCCATGAGAAGGGCTAAGCTAGATTTAGCAAAACTTGCAATAATTCGTGGCTCCCAAAAATATCCCATATATATCGTATTGTCCACTAACGGAGGTAGTATCAGTGCGGGGCAGTCCTTTGTTGAATTTGCTAAGACTATTCGCAATGTGCACACAATAAGCCTCTTTGCTGCCTCCATGGGAGCTGGCATTGTTCAAGCCTTGCCCGGACAGCGGTATATAACAGAAGATGGTACTCTTATGTTTCACAGAGCCAGGATCTCCGGCTTTGGCGGACAAATCGTAGACGGTGAGTTTGAGTCTCGCTACCAGTATATAAAAAAGAAAGTTCTAAAAATGGAACTGATAAACGCGGAGAGAATGAGCCTTAGTCTTCAGGCGTATAAGCAAAAAGTTAAAGACGAATTTTGGCTATACGGAGCTGAGGCTGTGCTCAAGAAAGCTGCAGATGCGGTTGTAGATATATTATGTACCGCAAAATTAGTAATGGCAAAGAAAAAGGTAGTACAAAAAACCCTATTTGGCACTGTTGAGTACGAAATCAGCATGTGCCCACTAATTCAATAAGGAGTAAGCAATGAAAATTACAGAAGTACATACGCACATTTCAGTCCAATTTGGTCACAGGAAAAGAGAGGAAAGGCATTTCTCTTGCGTAGGAAAGAAGCCAAAGATCTCAAATTTGACTTTTGAGCTTATACCGAACGTCGGTATACGTGCCACTAATCCAGAAGATTCCGTAGTAATTCCTTTTGTAAATATTACTGCTTTTAGAACAGAGCCCGAAGAGAGTAAGGTTGTTGAGCCTACTAAAGAAGAGAGAGAAGTTTTAGGCTTTGACGAAGACGAATCTGAAGAGTAATTGTGCCAACTAAAAGTAGCTTAAAGCATAGCCTAGCCAAGCGGGTAAAGAAGAAGCAGGAAGAGTCTAGCACCCCAAAGTTTAGCCTAGAGTCTTACTGCTTCGACAAGCAGCTAGAGTTCATCAAAGACACTTCACGCTTTAAGACAGCCGTCTGCTCTCGTCGGGCAGGTAAAACGGTCTCTTGCGCTGCAGATTTAGTCAATACTGTACTCTCTCACGATGAGGGAGATGTGCTGTATACCACTTTGAACCGAAAAACAGCAAAAAGAATTATCTGGAAAGAGTTGCTCCGCATAAACAAGATCTTTGGTCTTGGTGCAGATGTGAACAATCAAGAGCTTACTATGACATTTCCTCACGGAGACAATCCCACTATACACATTACCGGAGCAAAGGACAGTGTAGAGATTGAAAAGTTTCGGGGAATGGCGCTGCGCAAAATATACATAGATGAGTGTCAGTCTTTTCGCTCCTATATAGAAGAGTTCGTGGAAGATGTGCTAGAACCTTCTCTAACAGACTACGACGGGTCTTTAATCTTAATTGGAACTCCAGGTCCCATCCCCTCTGGCTTCTTCTACAAAGCCTGCCACAACCCAGAATGGGCGAACTTTAAGTGGACTATTAAAGACAATCCTCACATTGAGCGCAAATCTGGCAAACCTGTGGACAAGATCTTAGCAGAGCTTAGAGCCCGCCGAGGAATCAGTGCTAAGGATCCGTCCTACATGCGAGAATATCTTGGTTTATGGGTGCAAGATTTTGACTCTCTGGTATATCACTTTGACACCAAGAAGAATTTATATGATGTTCTGCCTCCTAAAGAAAGCCTAGAATTTGTATTTGGCATAGATATAGGGTTTCACGATGCAGATGCGATTGCTGTACTAGCATATAGTATAGAAACTGGAAAAGTATATCTCGTAGAGGAGCACATCAGACGCAGAGCCGGTGTGTCTGACCTAGTAACTGCCATCAAACGCTTGCAAGAAGAGTACCAACCTGTTAAGATAGTTATGGATACTGGTGGTCTGGGTAAAAAGATTGAGCAAGAAATTAGGCAAAGACATGAGATCCCGGTTTACGCTGCAGAAAAAACTCGCAAATTTGAGTTTATAGAGCTGCTAAATGACGACCTTAGGACTGGAAGATTTTTGGCGAAGTCAAACTCAGTATTTGAGCAAGATAGCTATATCCTACAGTGGAACAGAGACGATCCCTACAAACTAAAAATAGACAGTAGATACCATACAGACATCGGGGATGCCATTCTCTATGGCTGGAGAGAGTGTAAGCACTTTATTGAGCATATTAAGGAGAAGAAGCATCACAATAAGACAGATGAGTACATGAGAGCCCAAGAAGAGAGAGAAGCTGAAAAGGTGCAGTTTAGAAAAGATAATCCAGATGATTGGCAGTTAATGGAGGAATTTGAGAAAGATGTTGAGGATTTAAAGAATTTAATGAATGGAATGTAAACATAACATACTAACATTACATGAGGATTGTATGAAATTTAAAGACTTAGAAGAACTAAAACAATTCCTTTTATGGGCGAGAAGTCAAAAGTTGGAAGAAATAGAAATAAACGGCGTTCGGGCTCGTTTCTCTGCTTATAGCATGATCCCAGGAGTTTCCGAAATTACAGAACCAGATCCAGAACTACCTTCCTACGAGCCCAACAGCAAAACGTGGGATCAAGTCGATTCTAGTCAAGATAATGAAGATGATCTGCTCTATTGGAGTGCTAACAGCAACTAAAAGAGGTCTAAATGGACAATTCGAACTACTATTGGTGGAAAAGAAACGAAAAAGAGCTGTATAAGGCTGTTTTTCAATACGTAAGCCATTTAAGACGCAATCAAGATTACAGACATACTAATAATAGAAAATATTTAAGGCTTTATAGTAATTATGAAATACTAGATTTACAAACGTACAGTTACTTTAGAGACGAGGCATCCGCCGCATTGCAAAATAGAGTAACTTTAAACGTAGTTCAGTCAATGGTAGACACGGTAACAGCCAAAATCACTAAAAATAAACCAAAACCGTCTTTTTTAACAGAAGCCGGCGACTTTTCCATGCAACAAAAAGCCAAAAACCTGACTGATTTTGTCTACGGACAGTTCTATGCCACCAAGTTTTATGAAAAAGCCACTCAAGCATTTAGAGATAGTTGCATTTTCGGGACAGGTGCTGTTAAAATATTTCACAAAAACGGCAAGATGTGTGCTGAACGAGTTTTCATTGATGAGCTTATAGTAGATGACGCCGAAAGCGTCTACGGAGAGCCTAGGCAAATGCATCAAATTAAGCAAGTCCATAAAGACGTGCTTAAAACCATGTATCCGGACTCTGTTTCTCAAATTGAAGCAATAAGTTCCGACATGGTGGATCATCAAACTGATTTTAGTATGCACACTAATAACTCGGACATGCTTTGGACTATAGAATCTTGGCACTTGCCTTCTGGACCCGATGCAGATGATGGAAAGCACACAATTACTATTCAAAATCACACATTATTCTCTGAAGAGTACAAAAAAGACTACTTTCCCTTTGTATTCTTGCGCTGGAACCCTAGAGCAATGGGATTTTTTGGACAAGGGATTTCTGAGCAGTTACAAGGGCTTCAGTTAGAGATAAATAAAATATTAAGAACCATTCAAGTGTCTATGCACTTAGTGTCTATTCCCAAAATATACCTAGAAGCGTCCAGCAAAGTGGTAACTGCCCACTTAGATAATAAAATCGGGGGAATTATTAGATATGCCGGAACTCCTCCTACAAATGGTCCTCTTGCCAACATTCCTCCAGAACTTTTTAGCCATTTAGACCGATTGTATCAACGAGCCTACCAAATTATCGGTATTTCAGAGCTCAGCGCCCAAAGTCAAAAACCTGCTGGGCTTGAATCCGGTAGGGCTTTAAGAGAATTTAATGATATTGAGACAGAGCGTTTTATGGACGTGGGAATGCGGTATGAGCAGTTCTTCTTAGACGCCTCCAAAATATTTATAAACGAAATTAAGCACCTAGTTGAAGATAGTGGAGAAGATTTAGAAGTTAAAGTACAAGGGGCGGAGTTTATTAAGAAGATAAAATGGTCTGAAGTTAATATGGACGAGGATAAGTACGTAATGAAGCTCTATCCCACCAGTTCTCTTAGCTCTACACCTGCCGGAAGATTACAAGATGTACAAGAAATGATTCAAGCTGGGTTTGTGTCCGCCGAAGAAGGCAGAGACTTGCTCGATTTTCCTGATCTTAAAGGATATTACAATTATGCAAACAGTCCTATTGAGGATATAAAAAGAACCATAGAATTAATAGTCGATAAGGGAGAATATTACAGCCCAGAACCTTATCAAGATCTAGAATATGGAGTTTCTAAACTACAACAAGCTTACTTGTTTTACAGAACGCGAGATTTGCCCGAAGAGCGGCTAGAATTAATGCGAAGGTGGATAGAAGACGCGCAGACATTGCTTAAAAAAGCTGCTGAGCCAGAAGAAGTACCTCCACCCGCAATGCCGGTAGGAACAGATGCGACTGCCCTGCCACAAGATGTCGATCCGAGCGTAGACGCTGTTGCCCCCGCAGCTGCGCCCGCGGCTCCCGATATCATACCCCAATCTTAGTATAAATGACCAAACTCTGGTCGATATAAACCAAAAACTGGTTAATTATAACCGAGTGCCTAGGCACCAAACAAGTAAATAGGAGATACCATGTCAGATCAAAACAACGGCGTAATTGTCGAACAAGTAGGACAATCTTATGGAGGAATGACTTCAGATGAAGATCGTGCCAATATCCTGGCGAATGCTTTGGGAGAAAAGAAAGAGGGCGAGCAGGAAGCTGCTGTACAGAGTTCTCAACAAGAAGGGCAGGAGCCTGAAACTGAGCAAGAGCCAAAACAGGAAGAAGATCAGTTTTCCTCTAAATTTGCCGCTCTTAGTAGAAAAGAAAAAGAAATTCGGCAAAGAGAGGCTGAGCTTGAGGCTAGGCTAAAAGAAATTGAGGATAGAAACTCTAAGCTTGAGGAAGAGTACGGCAAGTACAAAACACTGCCAGAAAGACTTAAGAATCAGCCCCTGGACGTTCTTGCTGAAGAAGGAGTTGATTTTGATACTCTGATAAAGATGGTTTTGGAAAATGATGGTAAGCCAACTACCGAAATGCAAATTCAACAGCTCAAAGACGAGATGCAAAATAAGTATATGAAAGAATTAGAGAATTTGCGAACAGAACTTGAAGAAAAAGAAAAAGCTGCTGAAGAACAGCGCTATAATGAGGTCATTGAAGATTACAAATACGAATTAAATGAGTTCATAGATCAAAATAGCGAAACTTATGAGCTTATTAAGCTAAACGACGCCGCAGACCTTGTCTATCAAGTAGTCGAAGAGCATTATAACGAAAACGGGCGAGTTTTAAGCAACGAAGAAGCATGCGAACACGTTGAAAATTACTTGCTTGATGAAGCTAAAAAGCACTTAAACGTGAACAAAATTAAAAGTTTATTAAACCCGGAGCCTGCTCCCCAAAAGCCAAGACCTGAGCAGAGGACAGTAGCAAATACACTGTCGAACACGGAATCTGCCACCGTGCCAACAAGAGATGGGAGAGTGTTGAGTGATGAAGAATCTAAGAGAGAAGCCGCAAAGCTGATTCGTTGGATGGAGTAACTTTTAACTTAACATAATAATAGGAGACTATCATGTCTTTAGACTTAACTACTTTTGCAAGTGCTCTTAAGCAGCACTATACTAGCGACCGTGTAGAAAACATGGTTTACAAAGATAACCCTCTTTTGGCTATGTTGCCTAAATATGAGCAATTTGGCGGTAAAAACCTTCCCATTCCGATAATCTACGGAAACCCTCAAGGTCGATCTGCTACTTTCTCGACTGCACAGGCGAATAAGACTAACAGCCAATTAAAAGATTTCGTTCTTACTAGAGCACGAGACTATTCTCTTGCCAGCATCGATAACGAGACTATGGAAGCTTCAAAAGGAAACGCCAATGCGTTTATCGAAGCGGCTACTACTGAAATCGACGGTGCTATCCAAGCCGTAACTCGGTCTTTGGCGATCGCCCTTTACGGAACTGGTTCTGGTTCAATCGGACAAGCTAGCGCTGCTGCTACTGGTACTACTCTTCAGCTAGCTAACATCGAAGATGTTACTAATTTTGAAGTTGGAATGGAACTTGTGTTCTCAACTGCTGACGGTGGCGGAACAATCAAGTCTGGTGCTGTTACTGTAAACGGCGTTGATAGAGATACTGGTGCCATTACAGTTGATGCTTTATCAGCAATCGACGGTGGTACTGGAGTTGCTCAAGATGACTTCGTTTTCGTAGAAGGCGACTATGATCTTAAAGTTTCTGGTCTACGAGCTTGGTTGCCTGATTCTGCCCCTACTTCTACTCCTTTCTTCTCAGTTGATAGAACTGCTGACGTTACTCGCCTTGGCGGTATCCGATTCGACGGTTCTGCTCTTCCTATCGAAGAAGCTCTTGTAGATGCTGCTAGTCGTGTTGCTAGAGAAGGCGGAAAGCCCGACTACTGCTTCATGTCTTACGAGAAATTCTCTGATCTAGAAAAAGCTCTTGGAGCAAAAGTTCAGTACGTTGATCAAAGAGTTAACGCTGAAGTTGGGTTCCGAGGAATCTTGATTCACGGTCCTCGTGGTCCTATCAGAGTTATTCCTGATCAAAACTGTCCTTCTAACAGAGCTTTCATGCTTCAAATGGACGTATGGAAACTTTACTCTTTAGGAAAATGCCCTCGAATCCTTGATTCTGATGGTCTTAAAATGCTTAGAGATAGCAACGCTGATTCTGTTGAAGTTCGAGTTGGATACTACGCCCAAATGGGTTGTAGAGCTCCAGGTTGGAACGCAAACATCCAGCTTGCCTAATTTTTCTCACTAATAGGCAGTCCTTAACAGGGCTGCCTTCTTCTTTGGAGACTCTATGGAAAAAATGAAATCATTTGAAGCTGCTCTAAAAGAGAAGCAAGGCGAGAAAAAGAAGAAAAAGAAAAAGGCGACTGCTGAAGATATGGTAGAGGCACTAGATGGAGCCGGCAAAGCTTTAACTGGTGAAAAAGGACCAGGAGAGTCTATTCGTCAAGGTCTTTCAGCTATAGCTAAGAAAATTGCTAAAAAGACTAAAGATAAACCTAAAAAGGTAAAAATGAGAGCAGAAAATGCTAAGGATTATAGCACGACTGCTTAACTAACCGCTCCCTAGGAATTAACCTAGCGAGACTAAATAGGAGATTAAAATGGCAAACAGAAATTTTAACCGAGCTCAAGCACTTGAGAAAGAGATTAAAACCCTTTATGCAGATGTTTCAATCGCTGCCAGTGGAGCCCCTACCTTAACAAAAGGTCTTGGCATTACTAGCATTGCTCGAGATGCTGCTGGGGAGTACACTCTTACTCTTGATGATAAATACACTAGACTTA